TTTAACAAATTTAGGATTAGTTGGTGCTGTTCCTCCACCTGTTGCATTTATTACATCTTCTGAATAGCTTGTATCTAAAGTAAATGCTGCTGCTTGTCCCGTAGCAATAATTATTTTATTTGTTCCATTAAAATTAAATTTGTCAAAATCGTAAGTATTAGTTGCACCTTTACTTGTTGCTCTAGATGTCCAACTTCCAGAAGTACTTCCTGTGTAAACAGTACCACCTCTACCTGCCACAATTAAATTATTAAATATTGCAACTAAATTTAATCTTTCTGTTGAAGCAGAAACTTGAGGAACTATAGTAGAATTATATTTTGCTGTTCCGGATATTTTTTTGTATCCGCCTTCTATATCGGGTTCAAAATTTTGCAGTCTAAGAGCTTCTCCTGGTCTCATTGTAAAAACATCTCTATTTAATACAAGTCCTCCATAACAACTTACGACTGTAGGTTGTAGCTGTGAAGTATTAGGCATAATTAACTCTAAAGTCTCTCATATAAGAAGGCTTTCCTATTAAATCTCGTTGTAAAGCTTTTAATCCATCGTTATATTCTCTATTTGCAATAGAAGCATGGTCTGGGTCAGAACGTAATTGATAAGCATAATATTTTGCTCTTTTAACTATTAAATCTGCATATCTATCATCTAAATCTGGTATGTCACCATGTGCAGATAATTCAACATGCTCTTTCCAATATTCAAAACAAATTCTGTAATCATTTTTATCTGGTACAGGAGATACTCCTAATTTACCACTTTGTGTTTTGTATACACATTCTGGTTCACCATTTGATGTAGAAAGATTACCTAAATCTCTTTCTGAATATTGTCTCCACCAATCATTATAAGTTAAATAATGCAATTGATTTGGATGCATATCTTTTGATATTCTTATATAATCTACATCTAAATTAGTTGCTGTAGATGTATTATTTAATGTAACAAAAGTTGTTTGTGCTGTTGCAGTAAATGTAGTATCTAATACAGCACCTTGTCCAAAATCTGTAACTGTTAAAGTTGTGTTTAAATTTTGTGTTCCTTCTGCTGCAGTACCTACTTGTATTTTTAATGCTTGTCCTACACTATTAGAATCAAAAACTCTTATCTGTAATCTATACTGTGTATTTTTATTTGTTGATAATGCTTGGTAAATAGCATAGTCATTTAATCTTGCTCTACCATTACCACCACTATTATAAGCTGCACTTCCTGCTCCTGCTATAGTAGTCCAACTAGTTATGTTAGAAGTAAATTCTCCATTAGTAACTAATTCTTTAGGAACTAGCCTAAAAGTTTGCCAATCTATTTTTCTATAAGGTAAATCTGTGCTTTGGGGAGATGCAGAACTAGGAAGAGCGTACTCTCTTTGACCTGCATTAGTATCTTGAGTAGTTGATATATATAAATCTGGTATTTCAGATACACTATTATATATCTCGTGCATAGCTTTTGTAACAAATTTTTTTACAGATGTTTGTATTCCACGACTACTTGAAAAAGTTGTAGATGTTACTTCTGATTCATTCAGTTCATTTAATACATTATTTACTAATGTTAAGTATGTTGTAGCCATGTCTCCCTTTATATATTATACACTAAATTACCATTTTGTCAAGACTTTTTATGGGTTTGACAGAATTTAGATGCCGCACCTATACTTCCAAAACCCCAAGCTTTTAACGCTAATGCTTTTCTTGTTGGTCTTCCTTTTTCATCTTTCATAGAGCCTTTCATTCCTGCAAATCTACAAGCAAAAGAAACTCTTCTAGGACTTGTACCTGTTTTTAATGGGGATTTTAAATTTCCTCCATCTCTACTTTCAAAATGTTTTCTCCCGGCTTCATTTAATCCACCCTTGGGATTTTGATACTTTTTAGCAACCATTAAGCTTTAGCTACTTTTTTAGCTTTTGCAGATAAATCTTTAAAATGAACTAATTTTTTAGAACTAGCTGTGTGTGTTTTACCAGTATGTACTGTACCATCTTTCATTTTGTGAGAAGTACCTTTCCATTCTTTTCCGTTTTTTGTATAATGTTTTACGCCTTTCATTACTTACCTTTCTTCATGTTCATTTTACCACCATACATTTTTTTAGTAGGTGTTTTCATAGAACCACCATACATTTTATTAATAGGTTTTTTCATTTTACCACCGTACATTTTTTTGTTACCAAGTTTTTTAAAATCAGCCGCAGTTAGTTTACCTTTAGGTTCTGCTACATCTAATTTAACTTGACCACCTGTTACTAATTTTTTCTTTGGCATTGTCATTTTGCCACCATACATTGCTTTCTTTTTTTTCTTAGGAAATCCTGCTTGCATGTTAGCGTAAGCTTCTGGTGTTATAGTTGATTTTTTTTTAGTATTACTTGTACCTGCTTTTTTCTTTGCATTAATATTTGCGTATAGTCCTTGTTTAGCCATTATGTTCTCCTTAAAAATTTAAATACAGTAAAAGGTGCTTTTTCATTACAAAAAGCTGCTGATAATCCATAGGGGTCATTTACTGGATACCCTAATTCATTTAATTTAATTAATCCATACCCATTTTTAGTTAAAGCAGAGGATTCTATAGTTTTAGGAATTTTAGTTTTTTTAGGCATTATTACTTTCATAGTTTTTACTTTCATGGCTACACGAGTTACAGTGGCAATCTTCTTTATTACAACAAGAATACACATTATAACAATGGCAATCATGTTTGCAACTTTCACAAATACTCATTTTATTTTTCTTTCATTTCTCTAGTTAATTCATGTTGTCTATTACTTAAAACATTTATTAGCTTATCTAATTTATTTTCTATAGTATCTATTCTTGTTTCTAAATGGTCATTATCATCTATAGGTTGTATTACTTGTGTAGATGTTCCATCCCAAACTTTACCATTTGGTCTGCCTTTATAATCCATTTTAATTTTACTTTCTTTATGTAGTAGTTTCATATGCCCTCAAATATTTACATGGTTTATTTTCGTATAATCCACAGCATTGACCACATTGAGTACACTCTCCTTCATATTCTTCTATTTTGTTATTCCAAATAAAAGTACATTCTTTAATACCAAGAGGTCGCATTGTTCCATCATCACATTTTTTAGGTGCCCAAAACATTGTTTCTAGTACACCATTAATCCAAAACATAATATTAGGACTTCCGGGAAAATAATCTTTTTTTAAATTTAAACGGGTACTCTCCCAACACCCATCTGCGTCATTAGTTGAACTAAATCTTTTTTCTGGTTCGTTATAAACTGAACAAAAATATTTTTTCATTTATTTTATAAAGGGGGCACAAGGCCCCCAATAAATTTAATTATTATGAGTTAGAAGCAGTCTCGTCTGAGCCACTTATATCACACATAACTGCCCAGACTCTGATTTTACCAGAGGTATCTTGAGCACCAAGTACTTTTACGTCAATAGTATCAGCCACTTTGTATGTAACCCATCCCGCAGTAGCCGCTGCAACAGCCGCTATTCCGAGTGCAGTTGAATCATGTCCATCAACAAATCTATCTAAATCAGTACCTAGATTTCCAGAAGTTGCTGTCCAACCTAAGTCTAGTGTTACACTAGAAGGTGATACTGTCAAAACTTCAAGACCCGATGCCATAACGCATGTTTCAGCAGGGATATTAAGGAATTGTACTATATCGTTTGCTGCAGGGTCATCTACAGAAAAATCAATAGTATTTTCTACATAGTAAGGCTTGCGTCTACTGGCAACGTGTCCAGTAGTGCCGCCAGTTGCTTTTGCAAGTGTTGTCATATTACGTCCCCCCTATTATGTTAAGACAACTGCTGTTCTAGTGATAGCTTCGGGTCTTAAAACCTTACTACCATAAACATGCAATCCTCTAATTACGTCAGAAAAAGAATCTGGGTCTCTAACAACTTCAGTTTTCGCAATGTGCGAAGCAGTTGCACAAGCAGACATATGTCCACCCATACAAAAGAAAGCATTAGAAGTACCGGATATTGTTACAATATCAGTTCCAGACCTATTTAACGCTGTTGTTTTATACAGTTTCATACCAGAAACAGTAATATTTGATACCAATCCATTAGTTAATGGAGATTGGCCACTTCCTATTACAGACATGTCCATAACTTTTGAAGCTGCTGCTCCCAATCCTTCGTAAAAAATTGGAGGTGCTACAAACCATCTATTTTCTTCTGGTACCGATTGGTCATCAAGAAGTCTAGCTGATTCTGCTATAACACTGTGACATAAGTCACCTGTATTAGCAGTTACTGCTGTACCCGCATTGATTCCAGAAGTTGTAGAGATTGCTTCTAAAATATCACTATCATATTTTCTTTTAAGAGCATAAGCTCCAGAAGAAGTAGCTAGTGATTCCCAATTTACATGGGATTGTCTTTCTTCTACGTCATCTACTTTAAATGCAAAATAGTTTGCTGTATCTACGACTAAGGTTTCTTGGTCGTCAGCAAGATTTTGTAAATTAGTAGCTTGACCTTTTGTATAAGAACTTACAGAAATTGTAGGTTCTTTAATTATTTTTACGGTGTCGCCGTAATTCTCAATTTCACCCGCATAATCAGTGTTAGTGATACCCTCAACAACAGAGCTTCTACGGAAAAATTTGAGAACTTTTTGCGAATATATCGCCGGAAGCCAATTACCCGAAGGTAAGTTGTCATAACCGGCTGATGATGTTATCGCCATAATTATTCTCCTATAAAGGTTAAGTTAATTAGGCTCGAGTATCAACACGCCCTTCTTTAAAGGCAGCATCAATTTCATTCTCGAACTTTTCATAAGTCCTTGAGTTCATTCGTTGAATCTCGGACTGCTTCCAAATTCTTTTATCAGAGTTGCCAGAAGTGTTTACAGACTTGGCCTTTGTCCTTGTCACGCTTTGGGCTGCACTAGTATTAAAACTTGGTTTGCTCTTACTTACTCCATTGTCCGCTTTGTACAAGTCAACAACACGAATTGCCCATTTAGAATCTTTGCTATTTTTAGTTACACCATCTGATATAGATGAAGGTTGATTGTTCAACCAATCTATAAAATCTGGTGAATCTTTTAATTCACTAAAATCTGAGTGAGCATTAACTAATTCTCTGTAAGCACTTTGTACAACTAGTTCATCTTCACGTTTACGAAGTGTTTGAACTTCTTCTTGTAAAGATTCTACTTGTTTTGATGCTTGCTTTTGAGATATAGTTTCTACCACATCATACACATCTGGATATTTTTTCTTAAATTGTTCAAGGTCTGCATCAGACTTAGGCGGAATATAATCTGCCATTGCTTTACTTTTTTGAGCAAGTCTAGTTTTAGCCTCTAACTCTTCTAACTTCTGCTTATTTTCATTTTGCTTTCTGTCATAATGAGATTTAAGGTCATCATATCTTTTTTTGTAATCATGGCTTGGTTGAGTTTCATTATTCATAAAACCTGTTTCTTGAGGAGTAGTCTCTTTCGAGGTGTCCTCTGCAGATTGGCGAGCATACTCTTCTTCTTTTTCCGAATCTTTTGTATAAGGATTAGAATAAGCGGTGTTCGCACTTTCAACCACGTTTTGTTCTTCTTGTATTTTTGCTTCTTTAGCTTTTGCTTGAGCCATATTTCCTCCTATGGGGTCACATATTGTGAGTAGCCATTATTGGTTGTTGAGTACATTGGGGTTATACCGATTGTATAAGTAGCCGTGTACTAATCCTAAGTCTTACGTTAGGAAACTTTTATCTTCCCATCATTCCTTGTTGCTGTACAGCCGGTGTTTGCTGTTGTATAGGCATCATATCTGGTTTGGGTTTAGGTATTATTTTATTAGTTTCATTAGGTTGTACATTTTGAGTTGTTACACTTTTTAAAAACATATCAGTTGCTGCTTTCATAGCTTCTGGGGTGTAATATTTAAGTGAATCAACACCAGAATCAAATTGGGTAATACCTTGTATTAAAGCATATACATCTTCTTGATTTGTTAAATCAAATGTGTCTTTACCTAAATTTTTTACAATATGGTCTATTGTATTTTGAATTTCATCTTTTGAATTTTCTGTTGGGGGTTTATATGTGTTAACCATTTCAGCTACATTATTACTATACTGAGGTAATGATAAAGTATAAGGTATTGCGGCTAAACCATCTTCTTTAGAATTAAACACTGCAAATCTTCCACTTCCATCAGTATATGTTTTACCTTTAGAATATGTTTCGTTAATATTAACTCCGGAAGCAGATGTATTAGCTTCTATATTTCCGGGGTTATTAAATATTTTACCACCTTCTGCTAATTTAACAGGTTTCATAAATCCTTCAAAACTTTGTGACCTATTAGCTAGTTCTTTTTCATCATCTTGTGCTTCTGGTGACATAGGGGATAATAGTTTACTACCTACTGAACTTTGTCCTGCAAAACTTTCTTGTGGTACAGCTATAGGTTGATTTTTATTTTCATCTAAACTTACTTGTCCACCTACTGCCATCATACCTTGTAAGGGGTTTGGTTGTGTTGGGTTTTGTTGTACTTGTTGTTGTCCTTGTTCTTGCTCTATTTCTTCAACTCTTTTCTTACCTCTATTATTTATTTTTTCTAATCTATCATAACCAATTTGTTCAGCTATTATTTTAGGAATAATCATTTCTTTATTACTAACTAAAGCTTGAACAGTAGAATCTATATCTTCTGCCGCTTGACCAAAATCAAGTTTAACACCTTTTCTTTGTAGTTCTATTACTGCTTTTGTAACCATTCTTTCTATGTCACCTCTACCTGCCATATCCATAGCCGGTGCATTAATTACAAAATCACCATCATCTAATTGTCTAGGTACATCATCAGCAACACCACTCATATCTTTATTAGGTTCATTAACCATTTCTAAATTTCCTGCGTCTGCTACTTGTTGGTTTTGCATTTGTGCCATCATAGCTTCTTCGGGTAATCCACCTTCTTGTAAACGAACTGTGCCACCTAATTTTCTTCCACTTCCACTTGGGTACCCGCCACTATCACTATCTTCTTTTGTTGAGTAGTTTCTGCCGGGAGGGCCGGAACTACCTGTTCCTTTTTTAG